GACATTAGAACAAATACAAAGTATGTGGAAGGTTGATTCTGTAATCGACCAGATTGATTTAGATAAAGCATCATTAAATACACCTTCTTTACATGCAAAATACCTAGAACTCCTAAACGAAAAAAGATTATCTCTTAAATCTTATGAGGTAAAGTATAATCAACTTCTAAAGAAGAAGTGGTTATGGTATACCGATAAGTTATCTAAAGAAGAAATAGATGAACTAGGATGGTCATATGACCCATTCGAAGGTCATAGAGTAATTAAACAAGACTACAACTACTACTTTAATGCAGATAAAGATTTATCTGATTTAAAACTTAAAGTAGAATATCTTACTGAATGTGTTGACTGTTTGAAAGAGATACTAAATATTATTACATGGAGACATCAATCAATAAAGAATGCAATCGATTGGTTGAAATTCACTAACCCAGCAGGTTAATATATTATGCCCTCATTCCTTCCAGAACCTTGTATTATACAATCTCGTGCATTATCACCAGAAATATGTAATGAGATTATAGATATAGGTTTAAAACATACTCATTTAGAGTTTGGTCAAATAGGTGGTGGTGAAGAAGGACATGAAGAACATAAGACTCGTAAATCTGGTGTAGGGTGGGTAGATAGGGATGCAACTTTATCGGATGGTAAAACATTATTTGACCACATCACACCTATAGTAAGAAATGTTAATGCAGAGTCTTTTAAGTTTGATTTAAATTTTCATGAAACATATCAGTTTACAATATATAAAGCACCAGACGAACATTATCATTGGCATTGTGATGGACACTTTGAAACTTATAAAGAAGAAGATTGTAAAGGTGACCCAAATAAAGAAGAAAGAATTGGTGGATATAGGAAACTTTCATACAGTGTAAATCTTACACATCCAAACGAATATGAAGGTGGACATTTTGAATGGTGTGATGCATATGGAGTAAATCCACTAAATGACCCAGAAAGAGCAGTTATGAGAGCTCCACAAGGTGCAAGAGAACAGGGAAGTATAATCATATTTCCATCTTTTGTATATCATAGAGTCACACCAGTAACACATGGTAGGAGACATTCCTTAGTAGGATGGATAGCAGGGCCGACATTCAGATAACCAAAATCGACAATACTCATATAAAGGTAGATGCAGATGAATCTATCAAAAGAGAGTTGTCTGATTATTTTACTTTTCCAGTGCCTGGCGCAAAGTTCATGCCATCTGTACGAAACAAGTATTGGGATGGTAATATAAGACTATTTGCACAAACTACTGGTAAGTTGTATGTTGGTTTATATTATGCATTAGAACAATTTGCAAAAGACCGAGACTACAACATGGAAGGTTATCAGTGGGAAACTGATATAGAATATCCAGACTTTACCGATGGATTGAACATGGGGTTTCCTTTGAGAGATTATCAAGTGGATGCAGTAACAAGAGGTATTAAGTATAGAAGACAATTGTTAGTATCTCCAACTGCAAGTGGTAAGTCTGCAATCATATATTGCATTGCAAGACATTTCATATCTATGCATAAAAAGAAAGTATTGGTTATTGTACCTACAACATCACTAGTAGAACAAATGTCAAAGGATTTTGCAGACTATGGGTACGACAAACCTATTGATAAGATGTATGGTGGTGCAAAGGTAGGAGATACCGATATAGTAGTAACTACTTGGCAGACCCTATCAAAAATGCCGAAATCGTTTTACGATGGTTTTGGTGCAGTGTTTGGGGATGAGGCACATCTATTCAAAGCAAAAGTACTTACTGGTATCATGGAGAAGATGAAAGATATTGGTCATAGATGGGGATTGACTGGTACATTAGATGATACACAAACACATAAGTTAGTATTAGAGGGATTGTTTGGGCCTACTCATTATGTAACCACTTCTAGTGATTTGATGGATGAAGGTATTCTTGCAGAGTTAGATATACAATGTTTAGTATTAAAATATCCACCAGAGGTATCTAAAGAAGTTGTATCTATGGATTATCCTAGAGAAATGGAATTCCTTGCTGGTAATGAAAAAAGAACACAATTTATAAAGAACCTTACATTAGGTCAGAAAGGAAATACATTAATACTATTTCAATATGTAGATAAACATGGTAGAAAAATATATGAAGCATTTCAAAAAGCTGGTATTAAATCGTTTTTCATATATGGTGGAACAGATACAATCAATAGAGAAAAGGTAAGAGAGTTGATGGAAAAGGAAGAAGGATGTGTAATCATTGCATCATATGGTACTTTTTCTACAGGTATAAATATTAGGAACTTACACAATATAGTATTTGCAAGTCCCAGTAAGTCAAAGATTCGTGTATTACAATCTATAGGTAGAGTTTTGAGAACAAGTAAAGATAAAGTCAATGCAACTCTTTTTGATATTGCAGATGACTTAAGTTATAAGAAGAAAGAGAATTACACTCTTAGACACTTTAAAGAACGAATAAATACATATAGTAAAGAAAAATTTAAATACACAATACATGAGGTAAAGTTTTGAAGTGGTATGATATTTTATGGAAACAGAAACCAAACGACACTTGGGAAAATCCAGACCCAGCTGAGGTAACAATTGATAATGCATATAAAACTCGTTGGATATGGTATCATACAATTTTAGGAATTTTAATTTTCACTTCTAACATTCTATTGATAGCAATATTAATAGTTCTTGCAATAAAACTATGAGTCAATACAGATATATAAAACTACGAAATGGTGAAGACATCATTGCAATGACACAAGTAAAAGAGGACACTGGAACAGTTGAAATGACTCTTCCTTGTAATGTTGGTCTTACTCCATCTATGACAGGTAAAGGGTCAGTAATAAAATTATCTCCTTTAGTTCCTTTTACTAGAGATAATAAAATAATTATTGCAGCTTCTGAGGTTGTGTATACAACAACCATCGATGACAAATTTATACAATTCTATGATAAAGCATGTAAAGATTGGATTCAACTTCGTGATGAAGTGGGACTAGATATTATGTCTCCTAAACAGGAACTAGATAAAGGTTCAGATGCACTTTCACGAATGACTGAGATAATGAAAGAAAGACTCTTACCAGAGGAAGAGTTATCATTCGATGAAGAAATGGAATTACTAGAACATGAACATCAAATGGAGAAAAAGAAGATACTCCATTAATTATGTATTCTCTTGTTTCCCACGATACATATCTAGGGTAGCATGAGATTTAACTTCTGTCAAGTCTTTTTTGATAAAAAAGATAAATTATTTTTACTTGACAAATAACGATATAATGAGATAATAGATATATGACTAAAAGGACTAAAGCAAAACCAGAACACTATGTTAATAACAAAGAGTTCACAGCTGCAATTGCAGAACACAACAAGGCAGTTAAAGATGCAGTTGCAAAGGGTGAAGAACCACCTAGAGTAACAGAATACATTGGAGAATGTATCTATAAGATTGCAACCAGATTATCAACTAAACCAAACTTTATTAATTATTCCTATAGGGATGAAATGATATGTGATGGTATTGAAAACTGTTTACAATATATAAATAACTTTAACCCAGAAAAGTCTCAAAATGCATTTGCCTATATAACCCAGATTATATACTATGCATTCTTAAGAAGGATTCAAAAAGAGAAAAAACAAGCTGCAATCAAACATAAGGCAATCATGAATAGTGGTATTCTTACTGATGCAGTAAGTAGTATGGATGGAGATAGTACAGTTTACGATAACTCGTATGTTGAATTCCTACAAAATAATTTAGAAGAACCCAACTACAAACCTAGAGGTAAAAAGAAAACAACTAATGATAGTAGACCAGTAGGTGTAGAAAAATATTTCAATTCAAATAAAAAATGAATGACCAAATGGAGTTTGATTTCACAACCACATCCCAGAAAACTGCACAACAACAAGGTATCCGATGGGTGCCAAAGAATGCAACACCAGAACAAGTAAAAGAATGGCATGACACCGAAGGTAAATACTGGAGTGACAGAGCTTTATCATTTGTTGCAATTGCAAGTGTATTACAATTTGCAACACTAGGATTCATGTTGTTCAGCTTCTGGTTCATCCACTTAATGACAAACTAATATGAAATTTGCAGTATTGAATGATACCCATGCTGGTGTCAGAAACGATAGTATCCATTTTCATGAATACATGAGAAGATTTTATGAAGAAGTTTTCTTTCCTTATTGTATTGAAAATGATATTAAACACATTGTTCATTTGGGAGACTACTTCGATAAAAGAACTGGTATCAACTTCCTATCCTTACAAAGAAACAAAGAACATTTTATAGAACATCTTATTGCAAATAACATGACAATGGATTTAACATTAGGTAATCATGACTTATATTACAAGAATACTAGTGATGTAAATTCATGTGATGCACTACTAAAGTACGATAACATTACAATCTATAGAGATACTATTACAAAAGATTATGATGGATTAAAAATCTGTTTGATTCCTTGGATACATAAAAACAATTTAGAAGATACCATGGAACACTTGCAGTTTACTAATGGTCAAATTGCAATGGGTCATTTAGAAATCGAAGGTGCAATTATGATGCCTGGCTATTATTCATCCCATGGTACATCAAAAGAAACCTTTAAACGATTTGAACATGTATACAGTGGTCACTTTCATACTGGTTCAACTATGGATAACATTACTTACTTAGGGTCTCAAATGGAATTTACTTGGTCAGATTATGGTGACCAAAAAGGATTTCATATCTTTGATACTGATACTAGGGAAATGACTAAAATCAAAAACCCTATTCGTATGTTTGAAAAAATCTTTTATGATGATACAAAGTTAACTCAAGAAGAAATCCTTGCAATGGACTTTTCACATTTAAAAAATATGTTTACAAAGGTTATAGTTATTAATAAAGAAAATCCATATTGGTTTGATTTGTTTATAGAAAAACTGTCCAAGGCAGATGTAATTGATTTTAAAATTGTTGAAGACCATGGTAATCTTGGAGATATGTCAGATGAAGAAATGGCTCAAGATGCAGAAGATACATTAACAATATTATCTAAACATATAGACACGATGGAAATATCACAGGACAAAGAAAAATTACAAAATATAGTTAGGTCTTTATATACAGAAGCCCTAGATAATGTTTCATGATAAAATTTAAAGCAGTAAGATATAAAAATTTATTAAGTACAGGTAATCAGTTTACAGAAATTTTTCTGGGCAATCGAAAGGCAACTCTTATTTTAGGAGAAAATGGTAGTGGTAAATCTACTATGTTAGATGCACTATGTTTTGGATTGTTTGGTAAAGGATTTCGTAAAGTATCCAAAAACTCACTCATCAACTCAGTCAACCAAAGAGGGATGGTTGTCGAGGTTGAGTTTGCAATTGGGTCAAAGCAGTATCGAGTTGTTCGTGGTGCAAAACCAAATGTGTTTGAAATTTTCTTGAATGATAGGATTATCAATCAAGATGCAAACATGAGAGACTACCAAGAACAACTTGAGAAACAAATCCTAAAACTTAACTACAAGACATTTACTCAAGTAGTTATTTTAGGTAGTTCATCATTCACTCCATTCATGCAAATGAATCAATCAGATAGAAGAGGTATTATAGAAGACATTCTTGATATTAATATTTTTTCTATTATGAATGGTTTATTAAAAACAAGAATGACAGGATTGAAAAGTGAACTCAAGGATTTAGATTATGAAATCCGACTTTCAGAAGATAGAATCGAAACCTACAAAAAACACATCAAGTCACTTGGTGATAATCGTAGGCAAAAGATTGAAGACTTTAATGAAAGTGTTGATACAGCCCAAACTAATGTTAATAAATTACAAGAAGAATGTAACTTGTTATTAGAGGATATTGGGTCTTTACAGAATGAAACTTCGGATAGTGAGAAAATAAAATCAAAACTAACCAAAACCAAAGAACTAGAAAAACAATTGAATGATGCTAGGACTAGAGGTACAAAGGAGATAAAATTCTATGAGGATACAGACGAATGTCCAACATGTCACAGAGATATGGAAGACGACTTTAAACAAGAAAAAATCCAAACAACAACAGAGAGAGTCACAGAAATCGATAAAGCAATCAACGAGTTATCACAAAATGTTATCGACATCAACAAAAGACTATCTGAAATTGAGGAAATACAAAGCAAGGTCGACACTCTCAACAGACAAGTTGCACAAAAACAGAATGAAATTTCTGCGTCTAATCAATACATCACAAAAATAAATGGAGAAATAGAAAAACTCAAGTCCGAAAATGTTACAGATGATTCTGCAAAACTTAATACAGAACTAAAAGTTCTAAAGGGACACAACACAGAAAAAGAAAGTCTTATAGATAAGAGGTCTTACTATGATATTGCAGCTTTGTTATTACAAGATAGTGGTATTAAGACTAAAATCATAAGACAGTATTTACCTATTATGAACAAGTTGATTAATAAGTATCTTGCATCTATGGACTTTTTTGTGCAATTCAATCTTGATGAAGGTTTTAATGAATCTATTAAATCAAGATATCGTGATGCATTTTCATATGCAAACTTTAGTGAAGGTGAAAAAATGAGAATTGACCTTGCACTATTGTTTACTTGGAGAGCAATTGCAAAACTAAAAAACAGTGTTAACACGAATCTACTAGTATTGGATGAAGTATTTGATAGTTCACTTGATGAAGGTGGTACAGATGAATTTTTAAAGATACTACATACTTTAGATGGTGATACAAATACTTTTATAATATCACATAAAGGTGATGTACTTACTGAAAAGTTTAGACATACTATGACATTTGAAAAAGTTAAAAACTTTAGTAGAATAGTAAACAGTAAGTAGGGAGACTATAATATGAAATTAAAACATGATGAAAACGAATTAACTAAACCATTAGAGGAAGACCAAAGAATAGTTGAAGTTGCAAGTTTCATTGGTGTTTTTAGAAACTGGTTTAAAGATGAAAATATTGAAGCATTTTTTGAATACTGGAACTGGTGTCATGAAAATGGTATAAATTCAGTAACAAGAGACGAATCAGAAAATGCACACTTTCTTGAAAAGAAAGATAAACAGTTAGCACTAGACAAATACAAATGGAGAGAACTTAGACTAACAAATGAATTCAATGACTTTTTTAAGTATTTAAATACTGAATTACTTCCACAATATGTTAGACGAGTACCACATGTATATCATCCAGTTGCACATGAAGGTAAAATACAACAAACATTACCTGGCGAAGGATATCACTTATGGCATTGTGAATGGGATGCAGATTATTCTAAAAGAGTTTTAGCATATGCATTATTTTTAAACGATGTAGATGAGGGTGGAGAACTAGAGTTTTTACATCAAGGTATAAGAATAAAACCTAGAAAGGGTGATTTCTTAATATGGCCTGCATACTTTACACACTTACATAGAGGTAATCCACCACTTGATGATGAAAAATGGATTGTTACAGGTTGGTATGAAGATTTAGGAGTTAATAATGACCTTATTGCACAAAGATAACCCACTAATGAGAAAGGTTATGCCTTTCTTTGATTTTGATAATCCACCTATAGACCCAGTTAAATTAAAAGAAGAACTGATTGATAGGATGTTTGAAGAGGGTGGAGTTGGACTAGCTGCAAACCAAATTGGATATGAGTATCGTGCATTTGTAATGAAAGGTGCAAATAAAGAACAATCTATGTTTTTCATGAACCCAGAGATTATAGAATTTTCAAAAGAAACAGTTCTTATGGAAGAGGGATGCCTTACTGGTGGGTGTGAAGGAATCTTTGCAAATATTACAAGACCAGAAAAAGTTGTATGTAGATGGCAAGACGAAACTGGTGAGGTTAAAGAATTAGAATTTAGTGGAATGACTGCAAGATGTCTTCAACATGAGTTAGACCACTTGAATGGTATTCTGTTTATTGATTATCTTTCTAGATTAAAATTAGAAAGAGCAATGAAGAAAAAACAGAAAAGAGAAAAGGAATATGCAAGAATTAGAAAACAATTCGTACAGTTTGCCAAAGAACATCATAGCAAAAATCCCAAACTGCCTAACGAAGGAACAGTGTCAGAAGCTGATAAAGTATCATCAGACTAATTTCGATTTAGTTACCCACGATGATGCAGCTGAACAATATAATGGTCGTAGGATACCTATGGTCAGTATTCGTAATATTCATGTCAAAAGAATCTTAGCAGAATATCAATACAAAGCAATATCTGAAATCTGGAAAGTCTATGGTGAAATGGCATATCCAGAACAAACTGAAATTATGTGGTGGCCTCAAGGTAAGGGTCAAGAAATGCATATTGATGTAATGGCAAAACCATTATATGAAGTTCCAATAGATGCAAGAAAAGGAACTGAACTAGAACATATGACCAACGAAGAAGATGTTATTAATGTAGTTCCTTTTACAGACTATGCATCTATCTTGTATCTTAATGACAACTTTGAAGGTGGAGAAACATATTTTGAAGATGGTACTCTTTTAAAACCAGAACAAGGAACAGCAGTAATCTTTGAAAGTATGAAACATTTTCATGGTGTACATCCAGCAGATGGGGAAGAAGATAGATATACTGCACCAATATGGTATACTTCACAACCAGAACAAATGGAACTACAAACCCATGGTAACCATGGTACTCCAGATGTAAACTGGAGAGGTCTTATAAGAAACCCAGACCCAGCAAAAGTAAATGTGGGTATCGATTCTCATCCAGTTCGTAAGTGGTGGGCAAATAACTTCAATATAAAAAAAATTGACTCATAGGTACATCTTCCTATATAATACTTACTGAATCGTGTGATTGAACTCCTCGTTGTGTTGGTAGGTTGGTTGAGAGGAGAAAGAACGAAGTGAGGATATCGTTTAAAATCTGTGAAATGGTACGACTCCAGCAGATACCTCATAGTTCGAAATGATTCCATGAAATCCATTAGTAGTGGTGGGATTGGGTGAAAACGAAGTCACATTATGGTCACTGCCTATTGACCTTGATAAAATTCTGGTGAGGCCAGACTTGAAGGACTCGGTGATAGAATAGGGTGTTACCCTAGAACAAATGGAGATAATTCTACTAAATTAAGTTCTCATAGCTCAACAGGAGAGAGCATCGGTCTTCTAAACCGAGGGTTGTAGGTTCGAGTCCTACTGGGAACGCCAATTGATGGGTCTGTTAGTTCATCGGTGAGAATACTGCCTTGTCACGGCAGAGAGAGGAGTTCGATTCTCCTACAGACCGCCATTGACATATAGGTACATTTTTTTATATAATACTTACAT